TCAAGCCGCGACCTCCGCCGTCTTGCCGGTCACGAACCCGAACGCACCGCCGTGGGCCTTGGCGGGTTCTTCGCCCTGCTCGAAGAGCCCCCAGTGGAACGGCACCACGTCGCGGAAGTGTCCGTGGTCGCGGACCACGCGCGTGAGGAACCCCGGACCGCTCTGGTCCCACACACCGCGATAGACCAGCACCGAGTGCGGCAGGTCGCGGATCGCGTGCCAGAGCATCGGGTGGTTCCGCGTCGCGCCGAGCACCGAAGGCGAGAGCATGTGCGGGCGGCTCGCGCCGTGGCTGGCGATCGTCGAGCAGAACGCGCCGACGCCGGCGACCAGCTCATCGAGCGGGCGCAGCGGCAGGCGATCGGGATCGACGAACACCCCGCCTTCGCGGGCGAGCACTTCGTAGCGCAGGAGGTTCAGCCGCGCCGCCGACGCCGCGGGCTCGCTGAGGTCGAACGTCTGCTGCCACTGATCGTGGTTCAGGATCGGCGGCCTGGTCTCGAGCGTGAATGTGACGACGTCCCACTCGGGGTGCAGCGTCTGCCACGCGTGCTTCCACGCGGTGAGCCGTTGACGGTCGGGAGACTCGGACAAATCGGCCGTGTAGATGATCTTCGGAATCACGCCTTCACCTCTTCTTCACTGCTCAAACCGCTCTGCTGCCACTTCGCGGGAGGCACTCCCTCCATGCCGCCCTCTATGAACCCTTCGCCGAACGCCCCGAGCGCCACGGATTGCTGGGCGCTGCCGGACCCCGAGCCTGAACCGGGCGGTCCAGAACCGCTCTCGCTTCCACTGCCGCTCGATGAACCAGACGAGCTGCCAGACCCCGACGAGCTTCCGGAGCTCGACATAGACGAGCCGCTGGACTTGCCGCTGCCGGAGCCGGACCCGCTACCACTCGAGGAGCCTGATCCCGAGCCAGAACCGGAGCCAGAACCGGAGCCCGAACCAGAGGCCGATCCCGACCCAGTCGCCTGCGTGGCGGGCATGTCGTTGTGGATCCAAACGCCGTCGGCCAGGAACACGTTGAGGCCGGGCACATGCACCGCGACCGTGGTGACGCGATTACCGGCGCGGGCGATCGTCTCGACGCGCTCCTCGCTGAGGTCGTGCCGCACGATGTAGTCGCCGACGAGCACGAACTCCGCCGAGACGAACCCGACCTCATCGCCCCGGCGCAAGAGCACCGGATGCTCGGGCGTGAGCCGCAGGCGACCGTTGATGGTGATGAACCCGTCGTGCGTGCCGATCTTCACGCTGGCCACAGAACCGGTGACGGGCGTGAGCACCGCTTCGGCCCGCTGGCGGAGCCACTGGTACTGCGCTCGCCACGGCACATCGCGATCCAGGCCCGCCACGTCGAGCGCCGCGACCCGGTCGCCCGGCTTGAGATGCTCGATCGGCACGGTCTGACCCGTTGCCAGCCGCACCGGCGTCCCGGCCAGCACGCAGTTGGACCCGGGTCCCGAGCCTCCGGGGCCGGAACCACCCGGCCCGCTTCCCCCAGGGCCCGACCCTCCCGGCCCAGAACCGCCAGGGCCGGAGCCGCCGGGACCCGAGCCGCCCGGGCCGCTGCCGCCGCCACTGGACCCGCCCCCGCCCGATGAGCCGCCGCCAGAACTGCCCCCTCCGGACGATCCTCCGGAGGACCCGCCCGAGGACATGCCGGAACTCGCCCCCGACGACATCCCGCTTGACGCCCCGGAACTCATGCCCGACGAAGCGCCCGAAGAACTCATGCCGGAGGAACTGCCGCCGCCGGAACTGCTCATGCCGCTCGAGCCGCCGCTGCTCGACATTCCCGTAGACGACATACCACCGCTGCTCGACGACGTATCGCTCGGCGTGCTCGACGGCGTGTGCGTGGTGCCCGGCGTGTTGCTGGTGAACGCATCGGTGGTATAGAAAGTCAGCGTCGGCGTGCCGCCCGGGCCGGTCGTGTAGATCACATCGCCCGTCGTCGAATAACTCGGCGGCATGCTCGGCGTGCTGGTGGGCGTCGAGTACGTGCTGTACGACGAATCGGGCGACTCCGAGGGCGTCGAGTAGTTGCTCGACCCGCCGCCCTGCGGAGCGCGGCCCGTGGCCCAGACCGGGATATAGAGGTAGTAGCGGGTGGGGCCGTCGCTCATCGTGCGGCCTCCTGGGGCTTCACATTCGGCTCGTACCAGCCCTGCGTGTTCACGGGTTTGCCGCATTCAGCGGACGCAGCCGCAACGGCGTCGGCGAACTCCATGCGCTCGAAGACCTGCAGCTCGCTGCCGGGCGAGCAGTTCACAACGCGGAAGCGGTGCTTCTCGAAGTGCGGCTTGAGGGCCTCGAAGCGCCGGGCCAGCGAGTCATACAGCACGTTGTTGTGCCGGATCGCGTTGGCCGCCCGGTTCTCGGCGAAGGCGTACTTGCGGTCCTCGGCCATCTTGAAGTCGCAGCCCAGCAGGTACACCGTGCTGAAGCCGAGGTAGTGCAACAGGCGGAGTGCCACGAGCATGACCGAGCGCTTGCCGGTGATGCCCAAAGAGTCGGGGTTCTTGGCGTCGTTGCCCCACGGGACGCTGTCTCCAGTCAGGAACCGCTCATGGTCGAAGTGATCCGCACGGCGGAAGAACATGACGCCGGGCATCTGCCGGACCCGAAACGCGCTGTTGCGCATCGCGCCGTCGGGGCCTTGGATGCGGAGCCGCTTGTCCCACATGCACGTGGGCACGAACTTCAAGATGCCCGGGTCCTTCCAGCCGGTGTCGATGAACCGACCGGGATCATCAACGCAGGTCCACAGCGTCGGGCGATGCACCGCCCAGGCGTTGTTCACCGCCATCGTGACGATGCCACGCTTGTTGAGCGCGGCGAGGTCGATCTGCGTAAGCGAGGGCCCTGACAGGATCAAGAACGCCGAGCGCCCGCGGTAGAACCCGCCGAGCGATACGGAGTCGAAGTCGGCGGTGTAGAGGCGCAGGCCATCACGCGCCGGCTTGCGTGCCTTCAGACCGGCCTGGAGCGCCGCGATGTCAGACTGGTTCTCACGCACCACAGCACCCCCCATCACTGCCACCCTTGAACCGGCCGACGATGAACCGACGCTCCGCCCGCGGGTTGATCACGGTGGCGACACGACCGATGCGATCGAGCCACCAATCCAGCGGGCGCACCGTCGGGTGCAGCCCTTCGCCGGCGACGGTGGTCTTGCTGGGACGGGGGCAGATCGAGAACACGAAGTGGCCGCGCGGCTTGGCCACACGGCGCATCTCCGCGAGCACCGCGTCAACATCTTCAGGCAGCAGATGCTCGAGTGCATCGAAGCTCGTGACGACGTCCGCGACTCCCGCGTGCAGCGCGGTCTTGTGCATGGGACGCACGAGGTCAGCGTCGGGGAATGCAAAGTCCACGCCCAGGCCGTCGACCCCCAGCCGGCGCAGATCACGCACGAGGTCGTTGCGGCCGCATCCGAAGTCCACGACAAACCTCGGCTTGAACTTCTGAATGATCGGAACAGCGAGCTTGCCGTGGTTGGTCGAGCCGTACGTCGAGCCGGACTTGGTTGCGAGCGCCACGTACTTGGCCCGCTCCTTCTCGCGGCGAGTTTCAAGGGTGGTCGGGGTCAGAGTTGTGGTCATTCGGCACCTCCGATGTAGAGGTTGAACTTGCGGTCCTCGTCAGCGGGGTCGGCGATCTCGATCAGGCTCATGGCCTCGAAGACCCACACCGGCTTGCCCTTGCTGTTGCGCTCGCAGGTGAGCTGCACGCACACGCCCTCGGGAATGGGCACGAGCTTGGGTTTGAGCGACCGCGCGGGTGGGCACTTGGGGAGCACGCCCGGCAGCTCACACACCGGCCCCAGCCCGAGCAACCCACCGAAGCCGGAGCCCGGCTCCGAATCGTTCATGTGGTGCGCCTCGAAGCGGTTGATCGCCAGCCGCGTGGGGTCTTCACCGCCGCTTGCGAGCTGGGACGACAGGCCACCCTCGATGGCCACATACCGGAGATAGGTCTCGCTGCCGGGGTTGCCGTCGATCTGGGCTTCCACCCACGGATAGCGCCAGCGATTGCGTTCGGTAGGGATCGCCTGGGCAGCGCCGAGGATCGCGGTCACGCGCCCGGGCGACGGACGGCCGAGTTCAAGGACTGCCCACTTCTCGCCGGTGCCCTCTTCCTTCCAGAGGATCGGGATGCCGCCCATGGGCGTGCTGGCCAGGACAGTTTCGTCGGCCGCGAGTTCGCAGGTGGTGTCGGTCTCGTTGGTGATGAAGACCCGCGCCACCGTCACACCCGTGAGCACGCAGCGCCCGAGCTTGTTGGGCTTGATGGGCTGGAGCGCGACGACGAAAGCTGGACCGGCAGTCTCCTCCGTGGCGATGTCGCCCGTCAGCGGCGTGCGGCTCTGGAATGTTCGTTCCTGGTCGTCCTCGCCGGGCTCGACGAGCACGCCGGTGATCGCCATCGCGTGATACGGCTCGATCTCCTCGCCGGAGTCGTTGCGGACCAGCACGATGCCGCGCTGGGCAGACTCGACGAGCGGACCCGCGACGGCCTCGCCGCGACCCTGACGCCGGCGCAGATCGACCGCCGCATCGACGAACGCGTTGTACGCGCCCGCGGGAAGGCGGAGGGGATCACCGGATCGGACTTTGCGGAGGTCGTCAGGCATGGTTGAAGGGACTCAGATCCCCAGTGCTCCGAAGTTGGCGTCGTCGTACACGCGCTCGACGTAAGCGGCGATGGGCTTCTTGATGATCGCGCCGGACCCGGTGTCCTCCGCGTCGGCGTAGCGGACCCACAGGTACTCCCACCCCTTCTTGTTGATGCCGGTAATGGAGCCGACCGAGAGGCCGGTCTCGTTCGGACTGGCCGCAAACCGGAAGGTGATCTCCCAGTCGTCGTCGGGCCCGTCCCCGCGCTTCGAGCCGCTCGCCCCAAGGAACAGCACCTCGCCGGGAGCGAAGCCCTTGAACCCCCCAGCATTGGTCTTGCCCGTGCAACTGAAGATCGCCCCCTTGTACGACGCGGTCACCTGCGCATCGCTGAAGTAGTGTGTCTCGGAGAACTGGTACACAGGCACGGTGATGTCCACGCCATCGACGCCGTCGGCGGTCACACCGATCGCTCCGCCAAAGTCCGGGGCGGTCGATCCGGATGCCGCCCGCGCCTGGACCGTGTCTTTGCTCTGGGTGATGTGCTGCGTGCCGCCGCCGGTCTCAAAGTTGAATGAAGCTTCGCTGGGCGTGGGGTTCCCGCCGCTATCGCTGGAGCCGTAGCGGACGGTCACGTCCCAGAGCTGCGGCCCAAGCGGTTCGATCTGCACGTTTTGCCGGGCGAGGCTGTCGTAGGTCGCGGGCGAGGCGGTCTGCGCCGCGCTGCGGGCCACGAGGTCATCCGGCGTGCCGCGCACGATGTAGCCGAGCTCCGCAGACGACTGCGAGACCTGATTCGCCTTGGTGGAGCGGCGGCTCTCGAACTTCTCAAAGACCTCAACCGGCACGAGTGATGAATTCCTTTCTACGGGGAGGGGGTCAGGCGAACCGCAGTCCGTTGTCCACGCTGGCATCCAACAGACGCTTGGTGTTCTTGGCCGTTGCCTCCGTCGCGCTGGCCGTGCGCTCGGCGGCATCGCCACCGGTGCCAAGCCCCGAGACGGCCGCGGAACTGAAAGTGCCCGTGACGCTGATGCCCTTGCCGATGGCCGCACCGAGTCCCGACAACCGGTCCTCGAAGTCCGCGAGCAGATCCCGCTGCGGGCGACCGGGACCCTTCTCGGCGTCTGCGGCCTCTCGCTTCTTGCGTGCCTCCTCGATCGCGGCCGCGAGCTTCTGCTTGGCGGCGTCAAGCGCGGCCTGGGACTCTGCGAGTCCCGCGGCCGTGTCCTTGCGCAAGGCTTCCTGCGCGGTCTCGAAGTCCTGGCCGATGCCCGCCAGTGTTGCTTCGTGCATGGCGGCGGCGTCCCGGCGCTGGGCCTCGCGTTCCTTGTCGCGTGCGGTCACGGACTGCTGAGCCGCGTTCTCCAGTTCGACGAGCCGGGATTCGAGTTGCTGGTCCACCGCCTTCTTGGCGGCTTCAACATCGAGCCCGTCATCGAACAGCCCCTGGATCTCCAGCATTCGCTTGGCGACCCAGCTCGACGCCTCCTCCCAGATCATCTGGAAGCCGGTAGCGAAGTTGGTCCATGTCTTTGACAGGAAAGCGGTGGTCTCGATCCACGCGACCTCGAGTGCGTGGAACACGATCTCGGCGGCGGCGAGCGCCCCGTACCACATGGAGTACGCCGTGGAGACGAAGAACTCCTTGGCCCCCAGCCAGGCCTTGTTCAGCGCCGCCACACCCTGCTGCCAGATGACCTTCAGCGACAGCCACAGGATCTCGGCGGCCAGCGCGATGTCGCCGGCGGCGAGGGCGTCGGAGATGCCGCCGACCACGTTGCCGACCCAGTCACGCAGCTCGGTGAACTTCTCCGCGAGCCACGACAGCGCCTCGCCACCCGCGCCGGTGACTACCAGCAATGTGCCGCCAAGCGCCACGATCGCGGCGATGGTCAGGCCGACCGGCGTCAGAATCGCGCCGATGGCGGCCCCGATCAGACTGAACGCCGTGCCGATCCCGCCGATGACGGCGGCCACGATGCCAAGCGCCGCGCCGATGCCAGAGATGATGTAGCCCAGGCCGACGATCGCGATCCCCGCGACTGCGACGGCTGCCGCGACCTTGAGCGCCCAGACCACCGTCTCCTTGTTCGCTTTCACCCACGCCGTGGCGCTCACGACGATCCGGGTAATCTGCTCCGTCAGGTCTTTGATGGTGGGTGCGAGCGCCCCGCCGATGGTGAACACGCCCTGCTTAAGGACCTTCCAGAGCGTGCCCAGCGCGTCATTGAGTTCCGCGGCATCGCGGGCGGTCTCGGTGCTCACGGTCAGTCCCAGCTTGCGGGCCTGCTCCTGCATCTCGTTGATGCCTGCTGCCCCGTCGGCCATGAGCGGCAGCAGCTTGGTTCCCGCCTTGCCGAAGAGCTCCATCGCCATCGCGGCCCGGAGCGCCGGGTCTTGGATCTGGGAGATCCGGTCGGCTAGTAGCTTGAACTGCTCGTCGGGGGAGAGCTTGGCGAGGTCTTGCACCGTCAGACCGAGCCGACCGAGGGCTTCATTCGCCCCTTTTGAACCTTGCGACGCTTCCGTCAGCGTCTTCTGCATGACGCGCAGACCGTTCTCAAGCGTCTCCATATCCGTGCCGGAGAGGTCGGCGGCGTAACCGAGCTCGCTGAGGGCCTCAACGCTCACGCCGGTGCGGGCGCTCATCTTGTCGAGCGCATCGCCAGAGTCGCTGAACACCTTCGCGGTGCCGAGCAGCGCCGTGATCGCGGCGACGCCGATGCCCGCCATCTTCGTGCCGATGGACCGCAGCCCCGCGCCGAAGGCTTCGAGCTTCTTCTGGGCTGCCTTGAGTCCAGCCGACAGCTTGTCGCTGACGCCCAGCTCAATGAAAGCTCGCCCGGCTCGGATTCCCCGCGTATCGGCCACGTTCAATCACCCTTTCTTGATCGAGTTCCGCCACAAGAGCGGCAGCTTGGGCCGCTCCTTCTCCAGCGCCGGAGCCATGTACGGCCGCGGCGCGATCTTGACCTTCTGCGAGGTGAGCTTGCCTCCGCGTCTTCTGAGCACAACGGCATCGCCGCCGTACTCCAGAACACTCGGGGCTTCGCTCTTCTTGAATCCCACCGGCCCGACAACCACGGAGTCGTTGGGCTTGTCGTACCCGAAGAGGATCAGCCGACGCAGGCTGCCCTCGTGCGAATGGGGCGGGGCCCCGGGAGGAGCCGACCCCCTGCGTTTGCGGATGCTCGTCTTGGCCGCCGTGCGGATGAACGCGCCGGCCTTGCTGAGCACCTTCCGCTTGGCGTTGTCGACCGCCGCCATGACGACGTGGCGATCGAAGAACATGTCTTTGATCCGCATGGTGATCACGCACCACTCCCCGCCGGACCGCCGGTCCCGCCGCCGGTGCCAGCGAGACCGCTGCCCTTCTCCAGACCCTTGTTGAACGACGCCTCCTTCTCCTTGCGGAGACGGCCCGACCCGATGAACAGGCCGACGATGCCGGTGAGTGCCGGAAGCGCCGGCCCGAGCACGGGCAGGCCCGCGACGGTGGGGCCAACGGTGTCGAGGGCCGAGAGCGTGAGTTGGCCGAGCAGCCCCCGGATCTCGCCGGCCTTCTCGATGTTGCCCTTCCACTGCGCGCCGGTCGTCTGCGTGAGGTTGAACCAGTTCTGGTACTCGACCTCGGCCTCGTTAAGGCTCAGCGTCGACGGCAACCCCGTTGTCTGCTGGATGGTGTTGGGCGTCTTGACCTTGACGATGTCGCCAAGGTCGAGGCCAGCGCACGACGCGAGCACGAGGGCCAGCAGGATCAGGGCACCGAGATAGACGTAATGGCGGGTGGTCAGGCTCTTCATGCACGAGTCTCCTTGGCGACCTCCGGCATGCGGCGGTCGATGAACACGTCTTTGAGGACCGACACGTCAACCTTGACGGGTCGCTGGGGCTGGTGGAATGGGTCGAAGTCGGCGGGCTTGAGCAGGCGGGATCGCTTGGGATCGCGGGCGGTGTTAGCCACCACCGACATGACGGCGGCGGCGATCGACCAGTCGTGGCGCTGGCGGCCATCGAGCATGGCCATCAGCTCGCGGAGCGTTAGGGGCCCGGGGTCGAGGCCGAGAGCTCCGGCGCACTGGTAGATGAACTTCCAGGCGTCAGCGGCTCGGGGAGAGGGGGCACCATCCGGTTGACGAGCCTGTCCAGCTCGCTCTCGCTGGTCAGCGTCTCGATCCGCTTCTCCGTCAGGTTGCGGGCCTTGTCCAGAACGCGGTTGGTGGCCTGGAGCACCCGCCCGAGGTTGGCCCGGTCCCTCGGGCTCGGGCAGAAACTGATGAGTTCATCCAGCACCGCGCCCGTCGCGGCCTCGATGGCGTCGCCCGCCATCGCCTTGCCGAACTCCTCGTCGGAGACTTTGGCCAAGTCGGCCTCGGGCTTGCACACCGCGTAGACCACGTCGCACAGGAGCACGGGATCGCGGATGAACTTCTCGATGAGCGTCCCCTCGATGACCTGCATGAGGTCGACGCCCGTGAGCCCGCGCACACGTTTGAGCGTGGCGACGTTGATGTCCACCGTCCAGGTCCGACCCGCGTTGTCCTTGAACTGCCGCATCCGTGCCTCCGTTGAGACGCTGTGTCGGTTGCACAGCGGTTGAACAGCCTTTGAACACCTGTTGCACCGACTTCGCCGCCGGGTTTACGAACCGATCCATGAAGGCGCCGTCGCTGAGTACGTGACCTTCGCGGTCACCGACACGGTGATGGCCTCTTCGAGGGCTTCGCTGCGGCTGAAACTGGTGATCGAGAAGTCCGCTTGCAGGCCCTGACCCGCGGCCGCGTCGAGGATCTGCAGGCCGATGGGGTCGTTGTTGAAGAAGGCGTTCTTGATGGCGGTGAACCCGGCATCGCCGGTGTCCCAGACCATCTCGAACTCCACGCTCGCCTCCTTGAGCGTGGCGACCGTCGCCCGCCAGCCGCTGTTAGCCCGCGTGGTCACATCCGCTTCGCCCGCCTCGAGGTTGAGCGTCACGTCGCGTGTGTTGCCGAGCGCGGTCCACGCGCCTGCGCCTGCCTGGCCGCCCGTCTTGTACTTGAGGGCGGCTTCCATGCCGAGCTTGATTGCCATTGCTAACTCCTTTCACTCGGCGCTGTGGCCGACCACGAAGACCGTCTCGCCGCCTTTGCTCTTGACCAGAATGTCCGCCAGGTTGACCCGTTCGAAGTAGTACTGCGTGCCCGGCGCGACATCGATCGGGTCCGTCTTGCCATCCGAGAGCAGCATGTCCTGCGTGTTCTTGTGCGAGGCCGTGAGCGTGAACGTCGCCACGAGCTTCGTCGCCGACAGCGGCTTGTCGCCTCCGTCCAGATCGACTTTGAAGATGATGGCATTCCTCACGCGCTACCTCCGCTCGCGGTATGTCACACTCAAGACGCTCGTGAACACCCGGTGCTGTTCGAGCGCCTCACTCGACACCACCGGCTCGTTGCTGATCCCGACCCACGCCGCGTCGGGAAAGCCCTCCAGCCGTTTGAAACGCAGGTGATCCGCGATCGCCTCCACCAGCACGAGCAGTTCGTCGATCGCCGCGTCCGCCCCGTCGGCGGGGAGCTTCTTCTGCACGCCCACATCCACGACGTACTCGATGGCCAGGCTGTCCCGCGTCACCGGCGACATCTGCAGCGTGCGGGGGACAACCGATACACGCAGGTCCTTGAGGTCCTCCAGCGTGAACGCAGGCTGGAACATGCGGACGGCCGTGACCGGCTGCCCGAAGGACCCGGCGCTCACGTGCGCCGCGACGGCGTCGGCGAGGGCGGCAATCGTGCTCACGGGCCGCCTCCAATCACAGGCGAGCCCGTCGTTGGCACGGTCTGGCGGAGCGAGTTGGACGTCAGCCCGGAGAGCTTGCCCTCGAGGAACCAGATCTTGCGTTCCATCTCTGCGTACTGGGCGCGGATGCTCCGGGCCTCGCCGATGAACTCGTCGAGCCGCTTCTCCACCTGCTGGAGCTTGGTGGTGACCACGCCCCACTGGATGGTCATCGCGCCCGCCGCGAGCACGACCGTGACGACCACGCCGGCCCACCGAGCACTACCGCTTTGTCCGTCGCCTTCTGCCATCGTTACTCCGTTGCGATGTGCTTGGTGTGAATCCGAAGAACCCTGCGATACGGGTCGCTGTACCGGAACGGCGGCTGCCCTCCGGGCGCATTGACCTCGTACACGAACACGCTCAATCCGACCGTCTCTCGCACCTGATCGCCCGCCCGCGGGAGGATCGGGCCAGCGCCCAGGTCCAGATCCCCCGTCCGCACGAGGAAGTCCCGCGACTCCACTCGGTGGATGAGGCCCGCGTCGTCGGCCTGCTCGAACTCGGTCTTGCCGATGGTGGCCTGGACTTCCTTCTCGTCCGTGCCACGCCGGTAGCGGACCAGGCGGGAGAGGTGCTGGTGACGCTGGGCATCGAGGAACGCCGCGCCGCGATCAAGCAGGTCACCCACGGGTGGCTCCTTGGGGGGTTACTGCTGCAGGCGAACGCGAACGATGGTGTCGGCGTCGACGGTGGCCTTCACCGCCTTGCCGATCAGCTTGTTCGCGCCGGCGGCCGCGTTCTTGGTGGCGTTCTGGGCGGCCGCATCCCAGTACGTCAGCGTGCCCGCGGGGATGGCGCTGCCAGCGCCGACCGCTTTGTTGAAATCGAAGACGCCGGCGACGGCGATCGATCCCAACTGGCCCGCCTTGATCGGTGCCTGCGTGACACCGATGAGGTCGGCCTGCACCACCACGGCGCCGACGAGCACGTCAGCGCCGGGGGTGTAGTCGATCGAGCCGCCTTCCTGAACGAACTTTGCTGGTCCTGAAGCCATTCCTGAACCTCCATCTATTGGTGGGCCATCGGTGTCGATGCCCGATTGCTGATCGATGCCGCTTCCGAGTTCGCTGGGGAGCTCTTCGCCGAGCCCCCCAGCGCCTGTGCTTCCCTGCACGGGCATGGCTTACACCTCGCCCTTGCTCTTCACGCCGCCGCGCGGGTCCTGCAGGTTGACGCCGAAGTCGTGGTACCCACGCATCCGGATGCCGAGCATGTTGAAGTCAGCTTCCGAGCTCTCGACCGTCGGAGCTTCCTTACCGTCAAGGAACGCGACCTCGATCACCGGCAGGTCGCTGGGGTCTGCCAGGAGGTACCACGCCTTGGCCGAGTTGCCGTTGTAGATCGCGTTGGCCAGGTAGCGGCTGACCTCGATGCGGAACTTGCCCTGGTGCGGGTTGGCAATCGGGAACTTGGTGTTCGCGGTGGTGTCCCGGAGCTCGACGCTCTTGTAGAGCTGCGTTCCCATCGCCGAAAGTGCCGTGGGCACCAGCATGATCGACGGCATCACGCCCGTGGGCTTGCCATCGGTGTCCACCAGGTCCATGAACGCCTGCTCGCCCTTGGTGAGACCGTCGATCCCGAGCGCCGTGTCCGCGCCCGTGACGAAGTTCTTGTTGCCGGCGCTGAAGAACGCGGCGTTGTTCATGAACGCCGTCCAGAAAACGTCGTTGATCTTCAGGCCCGAGCCGCGGCCGAGCTTGCGGGGGATGGTCGTGATCGCGCCGAGATCATCGTTGATGATGTCGCGGCGATCGATCGACAGCATCAGGGCGTAGGTGCTGGCCTTGTTGGTGTAGGTCTCCTCGCCGAGCGTGCCGTGCTTGATCTCGCCGCCCGCGCCGATCTCCTCGTACTGGTCCTTGCCGATGAGCCGGTAGCTCGTGACCGTCTTGAAGTCGTTCACGTTGCGGACGGCGCAGATGTTCCGCCACACGCGCTCGACAGAGAAGAATCCCTCGAGTAGGAACTTGTTGGCGACGTTGGAAAGGATGCCGCCCACGTCGATGGTGGTCATGCCTGCCTCGATCCCGCGACCGAACGCGGCCTCGAGCACGCGGCGGCTGTCGCGGAACGTGCGGCCCGTGTAGCCGTTGGCGATCGCGGCCTCGAACAGGAGTTCCTGCAAACCCAGGCCGCCCTTGAATCGCTTGGCAGCGATGTCTATCGCCTGCTCCGAGCAGACCTTCTCGATGCCTTCGAGCTTGGCGCTCTGGAAGCACGCGGCCTCCAGCACCTCGGTGGTCACGCTCGTGTCCGAGGTCTGGACGAACGGGATCTTGGGACGACTGGCGCGGAGCACTTCGAGCTCGGTGCGCGTGGCGTCCCAGTTGTCGCGGATCGCCTGGGCCTCGATCTCGTTGTACTTTCCAGCGCAGACCTTGCGGACGGCGGCGATGCGGGCCGTCTCGGCGAGCGCCGCGGCGCGGATCTGCTCGGCGGTTGGCTCGGTGGCGGTGACGGGGGAAGCGGTGGGATTGGACTCGTCGGCCATGACGCTGGGCTCCTTGTTCTGACGCGCGGCGATGCTCGCGCTGGTGCGGCCGTCTGCGCCGAGATCCACGAAACTGATCTCGCCGAGCGTGGCCTTGCGGACGACGTTGACCGGGCCGGTGAGTTCCTGGCCGTTGACCGTCGCCTTCTGGTTGTCCTTGATGAACTCGAACTCCTCGACGCTCGCGCCGACGGAGGCCTGCCAGGGGAAGCCGTTACGCGAGGACGCGACGACTTCTTTGGCGGCCTGGGTGTCGCGGGAGATCACACCCGTGGCGACGAGTTGCCCGGCTTCGACGCGGATGGCATCGGTGTGACCGACGCCCGAGAGCGGGTCATGCCCGAAGCGGATCGGCCGTGCCTGCGAGGGGACCGCCAGGCCGGCGAGGTCAATCACCACCGGGTGCCGCCAGCCCGAGACTCGCATCGCGCCACCCGTGTACGCGACCATCTTGAAACGGGGCAGCGGCGCACTCTGACCGTCCGCGGCAGCGGCGAACGTGATGTCGGCCGTAGCGGTGAGCATGAGCGCGGGCGTGATCTTGGTGGAATCAGCGGTGATTGGCACTGGCGGTCTCCTCGTCGGGTACATCAGCGGGGTCTTCTGCAGGCGCGTTGGACGCCGGCGCGGCATTCTGCGGCGTTGCGAGCGCGAGTCCGAGTGCGTTCATGAGCGTGAGTTCTTTGGCACGCTGGCGCAGCTCCTGCTCCCAGTCGCGGCCTTGGCGAGCGAACTCGACCGCGAGCGTGGTCGTGTGGTTGGCCAGACGGGTGGCCTGCGCGTTGGCTTCCTTGGCGGGATCGACGTGCTCGACGCCATCCCAGAACCACGCGTGCTCCGGGAGCGAGCGAGCCAGCGTGCGGAGCGATTGCGGGAGCAACCCCTCGACAAGCACCGCCTCGTTGAGCCACGCCTTGAGGATGCGGTCGAGCACGGCGAGCTGCATGTGGTGCTGCTCAACGCGGATGCTCTTGAAGTACACCTGGTGGTCCAGGCGGCCGCTGGCGTAGTTGTACCCCGACGAGTTCCCCGCCGCGACGTTGAACGGCATGTTCAGGCAGCGGGCGATCTCGTTGAGCACCTCACGCTTGAACTCGCCGAACGTGGTCGTCGGCTGCTCCGCGTGGACCTGCCCAAGCTTCCAGCCGCCGGGGAGCACCGTGGCGAGACGCTGCTCGAGTTCCACCTCGTCCATCGGCTCAAGCGGGTCGGCCTCGCCGTTGGCGGGGCTGTCGGTGTAAATGACGGCGGCGAAGTTGGCGGCGGTCTCGGCGGCGGCGATGGTCGCGAGCGTGTACCGGCGGAGCTGTGCAAAGAGCGGGAGCGCCGGCGTGATGTCGGGGATGCCGCGGAGTTGGCCGGGCCGGTCTGCGCGGAAGTAGTGCACGACCGAAGCGGCGGGCAGGGTGTCGTAGGCGAACAGGTCGTCGATCGGAGCGCTCAAGGCGCGGAGGAAACTGCTGTCGCCGGGGTGGCGTTTGAGCACTCGATAGGCCGAAGGGTTACCCCACTGGTCCAGGAGGATGCCGTCGATCTCATCGGTGCGGCCACGCTGGAGCAGCGGCGTGCAGACCTGGTCGGCCTCGATGAGCTTGAGGTCCAGCGACACGGGTGACGCCACGCCGGGGTTGTTCACCAGCAGCGCGAACGCCTCACCGGTCTCGGCACGAGCCATCCGCATGGTGCGGAGCTTGCCGGGCAGATCGACGGCCCGCGACCACTGCTCGAACGCATCCTCGATGCGGGCGTTGGCCTCGGGGTCGTCGGACAGCATCTGCAGCCGGGGACCGGTGCCGATGGTGTCGTTGGCGAGCGTGAGGACGATGCCCTTGGCGTAGGAGTTGTTAGCGACCTCGTAGCGGGCGCGATTCCGGAGGACACGCCGCACTTCGGGGTTGATCGCGGCATTGGGCGAGAGGCCGTCCGCATTCGCCCAGTGCTTGCGGTTCTCCGGCGTGGTCTTGGCCGAGTCGAACTTGGCGACGACAAGGCGGCGGGCTCCGCTCCCCGCACGCGGCCCGCGTCCATGCGAGCCTCGCGCGGGTGCGGAGGAGGGGGAGAGATCGCTGGGAGTGCTTCCCCGCGTGGCCCGGCTCAGGATGTTGGCGATGGTCTTGAGCATGGGGGAGCGGGGTCAGGCGGAACCGGGCGGAACGAGCTTGGCGAACTTGATCCCGATGCCTGGCTTCTTCGCGGCGTCCTTGGACGCGAAGAAGCGGACGGCATCGAGTTGGTCCTTCAGCGGCTGCTGCTCGACGGACTGGCCGTCCACCGACGCTTTCGCGGGCTGGACCGCGTTCTCGCGGACGGCCTGCTCAAGATCGGAAGTGGGCGAGGGATCGGGCATGGGCGTTGTGCCTCCATAGAGCACCTAACCCGTCGCACGCCGCAATCCCGAATCATGCGTCCAGAATGGGCAAGTTCGTTCCACCGGTAGAACCTGACCGGATGTTCATGCCCCAACCCGCTCGGACGTGGTGATCCGACGCCCGCAGTGGCGGCACTGGCGGCGGCGGCGGATCGTGCCCGCGGGTGTTGCGCGGGTGTAGAGCACCTCGAAATGCCTGCACCCGCACGCGGGGCAGCAGATGCCCTTGGGCGAACCCGGCGTGACGGGCTTGGGTGCGGGGCGTGGGTTCATGATGTCTTCCCCCGCAACTCCGAGAGCTTCAGCCGGGGCCGCGCGACGACCTTGTGATCGGTGCCGAACAGCACAGCACCGTGCATCGACGCCGCGACGGCGGTGCCGACCAAGCAGTCCAGCCAGTGGTTGTCGAGGCCTTCCACCCGCAGCTTCCACTCGTCGACGGTGCGGCCGCGACCCTCGGTCTTCACGCGGTACTCGCTGCAGAGATGCTCGGCCAGCAGACGGTGCGGCTCGGGCCTGCTCCCAAAGAGCGACAGGCACCCGGGGTCGCCCATCGGTACCGCGAGGCGTGCATGCACGAACGACTTCCAGTAGTTCGTGTCAAAGAGAACGTGCCGAACGCTCCGCTTGCCGGTCACCACCGGCACGCGCCAGTTGAGGCCGATCCGCTCGCCCCGCTTGCGCTTGTAGTCGCTGAAAGGGATGCTGCTCGCGCCCACGTATCGGCCGTGACTCGGAATGAGCACGCCCGCGTGCGGGCTCTGGCGGCAGAACTGGTACACCACGTCTGTCGAAGAGCCCCAGTTCGCGTCGATGACGCAGCGATCGATCCTGACCATCGCCCCGTCGTCCCGCCGCCACTCACGAGCCAGGTGCGTTTCGGCCAGACGCTCGAGGCCCGCGTAGATCGCGCCCTCAACGCCGGCGCGGGGCGACTCGGCCCCGAGCGTGCGGCGCATGTCGCGGAGCGTGAAGTACCCCTGCTTCTGATCGGGCTCGGTGCCGTAGTCAATGACATAGCCCGTGAAGTCGTCCTCCCAGGCGGCCACGAGGTAGAACAGCGCCTTGCCCTGGACGTCGATGAACATCGTCAGCCGCGAGCACCCCAGCGGGATCTCCGCCCGAGCATGGCCGTTGAGCTTCGCCGCGATCTGGTCGGGGGTGAGCAGGTCGTCAACAGACTGGATCTCGGGCAGCGGCTCGTTCTGGTACTCCGCGAAGAACGCGGCCTCGTCCTGCAGCTTGAGGTTCATCGCGTGCTGCACCGCCGACAGTTCGTCGTGGTTGAACCGCTCCGGCCATGCGATTGCGGCCCCCTCGTCCATCGCGCTGCGGTGCTGCTTGTAGAACGCCGTCGCCTCGGCGATGCCGCGATCGTTCCTGAACCCGTCGGCGCGGAGCTCGGCGTACCGCTGCCACAGCGCATCTCGCGTCGGGAAGGTGTAAACCATCTTGGTTCGCTCGCCCTGCCACTGCGGGTGTTGGTCGCGGTCCAGGATGCGGTCGGCCAGGTCGTCGGGCCGCACCACCGTCAGCGTCATGAGTCCCGCGATCTTCTTGCCGGGCCCGGCCAATCCCAGGATCGCACCGGCGAGGATGCGTTCGCGGTTGGCGCACTGCGACGGCGAGCGGGCGCTCTCGTCGGTCTGCGGATCGTCGATGAGCACCAGCGACGGACGCGACGATGTGCCGTCCGCCCGCTTGTGCTTCATGCCGCGGATGCGGCCCGTGATCCCCGCGACGCGGATAATGGCACCCGATCCATCGGACCCGGCGATCGTCGGCAGCACGACCTCCCGGGCGGTCCAGCCGATGTGCGTCTGCTTGCCCTGGAAGAGCTGCCCCGAGGCCCTTTGGTGAATGCCCTCGAGTGAGCGGATCGGGTGGCAGACCTCCGGGAAGTCGCCGGCCAGGATCTCGTTGCTCTCCAGCTCGACCTTGATCGACTCGAGCATGTCGGCCGCGTGCTCTTCGTCGGACCCGACGAGCGCCACGAAGTCTCGGTGCCCGTACACCAGCGCCCAGAGGCAGGCGGTCTCGCAGAGCGAGGTCTTGCCCGAGCCGCGCGGCATCGCCATCGCAAACAGACCGCCCTCGAGCACCGCCTGCTCGATCTTGCCGATGACCTTGAGGTGATCATCGGACCACTTGAGGTGGAACGTCTGCGGGAAGTACGCCTCGCAGAAGTAGCGGAAGTCCCGCGCAGCTCTCTGCTTGCGACCGGCATCCGCGACCGGCGGCAGATCGCCGATGTCCCGCCCCGAGAGCGAGAGCATCGCGTTGCGGAGCCGGGCACGCTCCTTCATCGCCTCGTAGCCGGTGAGGCCTTCGGGCTCGCGAGCGGCTTCCGCAATCGCCTCGTGCCGAGTGATCACGAGCCAGGCGACGTAGCGGAAGAGATCGACCTTGCCAGCGTCCCCATCGGCAGCGACGCGGAACCCCGCGCGCGTGCGATGCCGGTGGAGCTGGCGCTCGCTGATCACCTCGCCCAGCGGCGTGCTGTTGAGCAACCGCGCGAGTTCGCCGGGCTTGAGTTTGCGCGGGTCAATCGCCACCGGCACCTCCGGTTCCGCTGCGGGTGGCCATGTCCTTGACGAGCCATGCCGCGTAGTGCACGAGGTTCACGCTGCCGTCCGCGTTCGTCGGCGCTCCCGCATCAATGTCGGCCTCGAGCATGTCTTCGGTGACGGGCTTGCCGCCCAGCCGCGTGAGCACGCGCGCGGCGTCGGCCACCGCCATCGCCGCAGGGTTCAGCCGGGACATTCCCTGTCCGCCCGCTGGTGGCCCGGAACTAGGCGCGTGTTCGGGAGTCATCGCGGACCTCCCGCGCACAGTTGCCCACATCGCGGACGCAGTTGCCCACATGTCGCAGAATCATCGAGAAATGAGCGTTTAACGCCTTGCCTGTTCGCCATCAGCCGGCCAATGTGTGTCCAACGCGAGCGGGAACAACGCACCCCCCGCACGCGACGGAGACCACGAACATGAACGCGACCACGAAGACCACGCTCGACCTCGCCAAGACCCTCGCCAAGCGCGGGTTTCACATCCCCGCGATTGAGATCCACACGCCCGACGGCCGCACCTGGAACATCGCGACGGTGCCCGCCGGACGCGGCCGCCACCTCGACGGGCACTGGGGACCACGCCCCGGGTCGCTCGGCGGCTTCCGCCTCTTCGAGATCGACCGCGATACCGACGCCCCCAACGAGCACGACGCGATCGATGGCGACACCTGGACCGCCGACGAGTTGGTCGACTACCTCCGGGCGGTCGGCCAACCGAAGGACACGACGAGTTGGGACCGCAAGAACGACAACCACCCGACGACCTGAAGCCCGCGTAATGCGGGCTTCGCTGTTTACCAGAGACCACCAACCCAGAGGAGCACGACCATGACGAAACGCACCACCAAGACCACCAAGCCCGAACCCACCGCCGCCGAGACGTACGCCGCACGCCGCAACGACATCGCCCGCCTGATGGACGTGCTGCAGATGGAACTCGACAAGCACGCCGAGGGCGCGAAGGCCGACCCGCGCAACTGGGGCTTCGCGGGAAGCCTCGGGAAGGTCCGTAGCGACCTGATCAATCTGGTCGGGTTCCTCAGCAACATGGACCCCGAGCACGTCGAGGCCTTTCTGAACGACGCCGAGTGACCAGTCTCGCAACCCCCAAGGAGCAGAACCATGAACCACAGACAACGCCTTGAACTGTTGAAACAGCTTCCAGGAGCCAGTACTCGACTTGGCTGGACGACTTGCAGCGATGCGTACGACACGCTGGGTCAAGCGGCACGAACTGGCCGCATCGCCAGACTCACGTCGGGCGCAGAGCGAGGTCGACACCTGTACGAGGTTGAGGTCCTGTTGCTTAATGCATCCAGTGATGCTCAGGTGGCCAGATACCAAAGTGGAGGTTGGTTCTTCTGGGCCGATTCGAAGGCCGCCCCGCGACTGCAGATCACCAGCATCGATGACATAAACGCATGACGCGGCGTCGCGGGAAACCGCGACGGCCGCGCTTCCCCGCCGCAGAGTGCGACGGGATTCCGCACCAGACAGAAGGAGTTTCAAATGGCTCGCAAAGGCACGATCAAGAACATGGGCAAGGTCAAGAACGAGATGAGCGACGCGTGGAAGGCCCGCAAGGCAGCGAAGTGCGCTCCGCCCGCCACGGCGTCCGCCAAGACCGAGCGCCTCCGCAAGGCGGCGCTCGCGGAGATCAACAACCGGCTGGCGGACGGGAAGCAGGACCACGAGGTCCCCACCGCGAAGGAGGTCGCCAACAACGCGGCCGTCGATGCGTCCGCCAAGGGCAAAAAGGCCAAGGCCCCCAAGACGCCCAAGGCCCCGAAGCCCGCCAAGGAACCGAAGGCCAAGCGCGTCAGCGCCCTCGACGCGGCGGCGCAGGTGCTCGCCGCGAGCGAGGTGCCGATGCGGGCCAAAGAGATGATCGCCGCGATGCAGGCGAAGAAACTCTGGACCAGCCCCGGCGGCAAGACCCCCGAGGCCACGCTCTACGCGGCGATCATCCGCGAGATCGCCGCCAAGGGCACCGCCTCCCGATTCAAGAAGCACGAACGCGGCGTGTTCGTCGCAGGGAAGGGAGCCTGAGCCATGTCTGCCGCGCCCACCCACACCCAACTCGAGGCCGTGCTCCAGGCTGCGCTCTACCTGCTCGGCGCGAGGCAGGACCGGATGCTCACGATCGAGGAGTGGACGGACTTGGCTCGGGCTGTCGCTGCCTGCCAAGAGCGCAAGACGGCCGACTACCTCACCGAGCACGACCTCGAGGACATCGCCGAGCGCTATGCCCTTGAATGGGACGAAGCGACCGACGGGGCTCTGCCCACGCTCGACGACGAGTGAGGCGTTCATCACGCCTTGCTCCCAGCCGCGACGCTCGTCGCGGCTTTCTCTTCGGCCGCACCCTTTGCCGGGAGCCGCTCCGCCTTGCGGCCCGTGAACTTCTCCCAACGCTGCACGATGACATCGCAGTAGAGCGCGTCGAGCTCCATGAGGAACGCGTGCCGTCCTGTCATCTCTGCGCCGATCAGCGTGGAGCCGCTGCCCCCGAAAAGGTCGAGCACGTTCTCGCCCGGACGCGATGAGAACTCGATGGCCCGCCGCGCGAGCTCCACAGGCTTCTCGGTGAGGTGGACCATGCTCTGCGGGTTGACCTTCTTGATCGACCACGTGTCGGGCACGTTGGCCGGGCCGAAGAAGCGGTGCCCAGCGCCCTCCTTCCAGCCGTAGAAGCACCACTCGTGGTTGCCCATGAAGTCCTTCCGCGTCAGGACCGGGTGCTCCTTGATCCAGATGATCGCTTGCGCGAAGTAAAGCTCGCAGCGCTTGAGCACCGGCGGGTAGTTGCCGCAGTTGGCGTAGCCGCCCCAGATGTAGAACGTGCCGCCGGGGATCAGCACGCGGGTGATGTTCCCGAACCACGCCGCAAGCAGTCGGTCGAACTCGTCGTCGGAAACGAAGTCGTTGGCCAGTGGCCGGTCCTTGGCCCGGAGCTTCTTGTGCGTGGCGCGGCTCTTCTCGGGGTAGCGGTTGAGGTCGGCGCTCTGCTGGTCGTGCTGATTGGGATCGGCCTTCTTCCCGAGCGCGAACGAGCTCAACCCGGCCACGATCGCGTTGTTCGAGCGCGGCTCGACCTTCACGTTGTACGGCGGATCGGTGTTGACGAGATGGATCGGCTGGCCATCAAGCAGACGGTCCAGGTCCTCGGGCTTGGACGAGTCGCCGCACATCAGGCGGTGATTGCCCAGCACCCAGATGTCGCCGGGGACGGTCGTCGCGGCGTCGGGCTGCCCAGGAATGTCGTCGGGATCCGTGAGCCCTTCGCTGCCTGCGGGAGCCATGATGGCACTGAGGTCCTCGGCGCTGAAGCCGAGCAGCGCGAGATCGAAGTCCACGCCCTTGAGGTCGGCCAGCTCCAGCGGCAGGAGCTCCATGTCCCACGAAGTCAGCGTGGCGACCTTGTTGTCGGCGATGCGCAGCGCCTTGACCTGCTCGGGCGTCAGATCGGTGGCGCGGATCGTCGGCACCTCCTTCAGCCCGAGCTTCCGCGCCGCGCGGAGCCGCGTGTGCCCGGCGATGATCACGCCGTCGGCGTCGACCAGGATCGGCACCTTGAAGCCGAAGGCCTCGATGCTCTTGGCCACCGCGTCGATGGCGGCGTCGTTGATGGTGCGGGGGTTGCGGTCGTACTCGTGAACCGCGTCGATGGGAAGCGTTTCGATGTTCATAGCGATCTCCGTCGTGAGCGCCGGCGCCGCGCATGGGGCGTCGTGGTGGCCCGCCGCACATGCGGTGGGTCCGGGGATCGGTGGATCGCTGGTTGGCTGGATCGCTCGGGCAGTCGGGCCCGTCCGTTGGTGGCGGAGTTCCGCCCGTGTCTAGCCCGCTACGGACGCCGCCCGTTGGCCACGGGTCCGCCCACGTTGGCCCACGTCGCGTTCCTTGGGGGTCGGTCTACCAACCCCCGCCGGGCGGCGTTCCGGCACGCGGACGGCCACAACAAACTGACCCGATACTTGCGGCTGTTCCCGCGGGCGTGTCGAGACCGGTCCCCCCGGCGGAGTACCTATGACCCCCTCCCCTCGACAGTTCGGACTCCGGCTGTAAGGCTCCCGCTAGGCGCGGCCTGGCACGCCACCCGCATCGCGTGGTCGTCAGGGGGCTTCTTACCCTTCTTTCACCTTTCACCCCCCGGGGTCGCGCAGACACACACATACGCGCACGCGGGGGTGGGGGTAAGAAGGTGAAAGAGAGAAAGAAGTGTGTGTATGTGTCTACAGCCCGCATTTTGCCCCCTCTTCTTTCACCCTTCCTTCACCTTCCTTCTCGGCCAATCGGTAGATCAGGGCTGCCCGACCGGTCGTGGCCGCCGACTCCGCCATCACGTCGCCGCGCTGCACGAGCGTGTCGATGAGATCGTGGAACGAGCGGGAGTCCATCTTCATCCGCTTGAGCAGCACGCTGTGCGGCAGCGACCGCTCGGGTGCCTCGCGGAGCTTCCGCATCGCGCGCAGCGAGAGCTCGTCGAAGGGCGTCTCGGCCGCGTGGTTGGCGGCCATGAACAGCATCCGCCTGGTCTGGTGCATGACCAGGCGCGACGCCCACCGCACCGCCTCGACGCCGATCGCGGGCTCGGCGTGGTTCTCGCTGACGGCGTAGATCAGCGCCAGCTTGCGGGTCTGCTCGCTGGCCCGCCCCCACACCGTCGTCGCGACAGCGTCGCGCCGGCCCTCGGCTTCGCCGTACGCCTGCTCGGCGGCCTTGCGCAGCTCAACGAGCAGCGCTCGGGCCTCGTCGGTGTGCGGCACCACCCGCGGCGTGGGGTGGGCGTTGGCGAGGTTGCCCGGACCGGCGCGCAGGTCCGACCACCACTTGGCCGCAGCGAGAACGCGCTCGGGCAGTTCGCTGACGGTCGGCTCCTGGCCAGCCCCGCGCGGGCCGGCTTCCAGGATCAGCATGCGCGCGAAGAGCCCGTTGGTGAGCATGCGCTCGGAGAGCGCGGCGTAGTAGTGGTTCGGGATCGCCGTGCCGAACAGCACCAGGCACGGCTGGTCGATGACGCCCGGCTCGTTCTGCCCGGCCTTGCGGCGCATCGGGAAGATCGAGTTGGACGCAGAGTACATCGTCAGGAGCGTCCCCATGATCGACTCGAAGCGCGCGTCGCGGGCGCGGTTGATCGACTGCAGCAGGCCGTCGATCTCGTCGGTCTGGAACAGCATCGTCGGCGTGGACTGCATCGCGTCCTGCACGCCCTCTCCCGAGGCGAGCCGGTCGCCCAGCCCAGTGCCGAGGCTGACGGCTTGGAGCACGCGGGCGTTGATCTTGCGGGGCCAGTCCTTGCCGGAGGAGGAGTGCGCCAGTCCGAGCAGATACATGTTGGTGCGGTTGTCGCCGGGGTCGCGGACTTTGCGGCCCGCCAGGAACGCCTGCAGCGCCAGCGCCCCGCAGAACGCCAGCGTCTGGCTCGGGTAGGGCGCGGTGGCGAGGCAGTAGTCCATCACCTCGCCGACGAAGCCAGGCACGCGCAGGGCCTCGGGCGGCAGAAGGCCGGGATCCTCCGGCGCGGGCGACGAAATCGCGTCGGCCACCGGCGCGCGACCTCGCACGACCAAGCCCGAGAGATCCACGTCGCTCGCCTCGGCGGGGCCTGAGTCTCTGAGCCAGCCGAAGGGCCGGTCGTGCGGCTTGCTCGCCGCGTCGGTCACCTTGTGCCGCAGTTCTTTCTCCGTCCACGGCGGCTCGCACCGCGGGTTGTACCGATCCCACAGCAACGTGAACGCCGCCTCGGGATCGAGCCCGAACCCGTGCACCATCGCCGTCGCGGCCGCGTAGGTCTGGCCGTGGCCGCCCGATCCGGAGATCGCTGGCGGGATGCGGTCGAGGTACGCCGCGGCGCGGCGTTGGATGTGCTCACACGGGATCGCTGGTAAAGCCGGCTTGACGAGCGGCGGTCGCTGGTCAAGAGAACGTGACTTGCGCCCGCGACGCTCCAGGACAGCCTCGGCAAGCGCAGCGACCGCCGCCGCCAGCTCCGCGTGATCGATCGCCGCGGGCTCGCCTTCGACCGGGTCGTACGACTCGCCGCTGGGGTGGATGCTCGGGCCGACGACCGTTTGCGCGCCGGTGCTCCGCAGCTCCACGATCATCTTCTTGGAGACCGGGTCCTGGTGCTTGCGGGTTTTGGCCCCCTCGCAGACGTACCACCAGTGCGACGCGAGCTTGCCGGGGCGGCCCGACTTCGCGCCCGTGGGCGGCAAGAACTCGGGCGCAAGCGCCACCGCCTCGTCGCAATCCAGATCGACATCGACCAGCCAGCCGCTCGGCTCGCCCAGGAGCAGGCCAAGGTTGCCGTTCCCGTTGAAGTGGCGGGGCAGGTCTTCGTCGCTCAGACGCAGTTCCTGCCAGCCCGCCAGCACAGGGACCTTGGTCGACGCCGGCACCGGAATCAGCGCGTAGCCGCGCGACCGGTACCACCGGGCCGCGTCGAGCAGGTTGTGCGTATGGGTGCTGGCCATCAGAAGGGGATCTCGTCTTCGGGGATGCCGTACGTCATGCCCGCGGGCTCCGGCGGCCGCGCCGGCAGGCCCTCGTCGCTATCCAGGCGCGGCGGCTTGTTGCCGAGCACATGCTGCGTGACACGCTCGAACTGGTCACCGGCCTTCTTCTCAATGGTGATGGCAAGTGTCGGCGCGAGCGCCCCGGCCTTGGCCATATCGACCGCTTCCTCCGTGCCGCCGGGCACCGGCTCGACGGAGCGGGCCCGCCACCAGGCCTCCGCCTTCGTGCGTGGGTACCCGGTGTGGTCGAAGCAGACCCACTCGCGGAAGTAGCGATTGAAGCCAGCGCGGTACTCCACCCGCATCGTCAGCGGCGCAGACGGGTCGTGCCGCTTGTAGTGCACGTGGTACGTGTTCTCGCTGATCTGGTGATCCTCGCGTGAGGTCTGGCCGCTCAGGATGCCCTCGGTACTGGCCTTCGCTTCGTGCTGCTGCTTGTTGGGCTCAGGGAAAACATGACCGCACTGCGGGCACGTCTGGTATCCCGCCGCGATGAGCGCCTGACAGTTCGGGCACTCCTTGGCAGGCGCTTCGCCGTCGCCACGATCATCAGTAGAGATGCGGATCGCGTCGACGGGTCCATGCCGAAGCACGTTGCCGCCGAAGTCCAGCACGAGGCAGTCGGCCTTGCCCGGATGAAGCCGGAAGCCCCTGCCCACCATCTGGTAGTACAGGCCCGGCGACATCGTCGGACGCACCAGCGCGACGCAGTCGATGTGTGGCGCGTCGAAGCCGGTGGTGAGCACGTTGACGTTGCACAGGTACTTGAGTTCGCCAGCGCGGAAACGGCCGAGGATCGCGCTTCGCACGCCGTCGGGGGTGTCGCCGGTGACGAAGCCGCACTCGACTCCGTGCTTGGCCTTGAGCACATCGACAATGTGTTGCCCGTGGCGGATGCCCGATGAGAAGATGAGCGTGGCGCTGCGGTCCTTGGTATGGGCGGCGATCTCCGCGCACGCGCCCTCAACGAGCCCCTCCTTGTCCATGAGGTCCTCGACCTCGCTGGCCACGAACTCGCCGGCGCGGACGTGCAGGTCATCGGTACTGATCTTCTGCAGGCCCGCCTTGGTCTTGAGCGGCGACAGGAAGCCCTGCACGATCAGCTCGCGGACGCCGACCTCGTAGCAGACGTGGTTGAGGATGTTCTCGGCGGCGCAGATCGAGCCGGACTTCATGCGGTACGGCGTCGCGGTCAGCCCGATGATGCGAACGTTCGGATTGACCACCTTGGCGTCGGCGATGAACTGGCGGTACATCCCGTCGTCCTCGGCGGGGACCATGTGCGCTTCGTCGACGATGATCAGATCGACCGGCCCGAGGTCGCACGCTTTCTTCCAGATGCTCTGGATGCCCGCGACCGTGACGGCGTAGCCGAGGTCTTTGCGTTTCAGGCCCGCCGAGTAAATGCCCATCGGCACGTCTGACGCGATGGTGCGGAGCTTGTCGGCCGCCTGCTCGAGCAGTTCCTTGACGTGGGCCAGCAGCACCACGCGGCCGCCCCACTGGGCCACCGCGTCGCGGCAGATCGTCGCGATCACGGGCGTCTTGCCTCCGCCCGTGGGAATCACCACGCACGGGTTGTCGTCGCGGGTCCGCAGGTGCTCGTACACCGCGGCGATGGCTTCGGATTGGTAGGGCCTCAACTGCATCAGTCCAGTCCCTCCTCAAGAGCCCGCACACAGCGGGACCACGAGCCAATCTGCTCGTCCGTCTCCCAACACGGGTCCGGGCGTGCGGGGCGGGACGTTGACGATGACCAGCCGAACGCCGGCATCCGCTCGTACATGGCCTCCTCGCTCTGGCGGGACTTCCCGGTTGCGGGCTGATTCCAGCGGTCATGCTGCTCGGACATGTATGAGACGTGGCACGATTCACAGCAGAACCCTCGGCGGGGCTGATTACTGCCGCAGGCTGGACAGGGGACGATCATGCGGAGATCTCTGCGAGTTCCACGAGCACCTTGCCGCCCGGCGTCACCGGGCCACGCTCGACAATCAACCGATCAATCTGCGAGTCGTCGCGGTACGCCCCGCCCTTGGCCAGGGCATCGAGCAGGGCCTTCTGCACGTTGTCCAGATCGCGGCGGCGGTTGTCGGGCGGGCAGACGGTGACACGCACCTCCAGCCGCCCGTTCATTCGCACCACCCGCATCACCGCGAGGGCGGCGCACACGCGTGCGCGGTAGCGCCGCCCCTCGCGGCTCAGCACGGTCCTTGAGCCCATCCGCCGCCAGATGTGGTTCACGCTGGGCGGGTACGGGAGCTCAAGGACGCGACCGGGTGGAGTTGACGGGGTTAGCGCTTCCAGGGCGGCGTGCTCCCCGGGCCGGCGCTAGCGGTTGGGCGTGGTGCAGGCGAGCCGCCCTTCTTGCCGTATCCCTTGATGACGTTGGTGAACTCGCCGTTGTCGTCGCGCTTCTTCAGCCCGACGTTGATCTCCAGCGGGACGTTGTGGAGCTCGACCGAGTCCTTGGGCTGCATGACCCCGAGAGCGCGGCAGATCGCCGAGAGTTCTCCGCGGGCGATCTTGACGGTCATCTCGCTCTTGTTCTCGAGGTTCAGCCGCGCCCAGACCAGACGGCCCTTGTACTCGCCGTCGATGATCTGGAAGGTGAGCTGGAGGTACTTGCCGACGCCGGTCTTTGTCGGCTTGAGTTCCGACTCCGAGATGACAGCGACATACTTGCCCGCAGGGAGCGGGTCGAGCGCGACGGACGGGTCGACCTGCGAAGCGTCAAAGTTGTTCAGATTGGCCATAGGTCAGTTTCCTTGTGCAGGGGTGCGTGAAGGTGCGATGGATGGGGATCAGGCGTTGGCGGCGTCGGGTGCCGGCGCAGCGGTGGCCGCCTCCGCGAAGGGGTTCTCGCCGCGGGCGAACGCGCCGTACACGCGGTAGTCGAGAGGCAACTCGTCGGGCAGACCCAGGCGGTTCTTGGCGACGTGGGCCGGGCGCTCGACGGTGCGGATGATCCGCTCACCGGTGCCGATGCCGTTGTGCTTGGCCTGGTTGAACCCCTCGGCCACCTTGACGGTGTGGACCTTGTACGTGGCGAAGAGCACCTCGTCGGCCCATTCCTGCACCAGCGCGCTGGCCAGCTTGTGCAGGCGCGGCGAGTAGCGGTCGTACGGAACGGTCTCGGGGTTCTCGAACTTCTCAATCTTGGCGTGCGCGATCAGCACGATGGTCATGCCGCGATCGCTGCGTAGGGCATCGAGCGCCCCGAGCACCATCCGCCACTTGTCGACGGCGAAGGTGTACCCCTTGGCGTACCCGATCTTCTCGATGTTCTCGACGCTCTCGTCGGCGCATACCTCGGCCCAGATCAGGCGCTCGAGCCAGTCGAGGCTGTCGATGACGACGCTCTTGTACTTGTGGTCGCTGGAGTACAGCGACTCCAGCGCCGCCATCACGTCGCCGAGGCTCTTGGCCAGCGGGAACGACTCGCAGTCGATGTCGGCCAGCCCGTCCTCGGTAGGCACGAAGATGGGTGACTCGGCCATCGCGCCGAACGTGCTCTTGCCGATGCCGTGCGTGCCGTAGAGCATGACGCGGCGGGGCTGGGCCTTGCGGCCCTTGCTGATCTGGTTCATGAGGGTGGCTGGGGGCATGCGAACTCCGGGCTTGGGGATTGAGGGATCGAGGTCTTCGGGCCAGAGTTCGCGGGTGAACGCGCCCTGGCCAAGCCGCACGAGCGGCAGGTCGGAGGAGATGGTGCTTGTGTGGCGGCTCACGCGACGGCGCTCGCGGGCACTTGTGCGGCAGCGCCGCCGCGCGGGCTCTTGTCGCCGGGCCGGCGCACGCTGAAGGCGTCGTCGCCGTACTCGTGGATGCAGAAGCCGGTGAAGACACGGGTCACCGCCCGCCCGGTCTCCGTGTCGCCGTCGACGACGATCACACGGCGGTCTCGGTCGATGGCGTAGCCCGCGTCCAGACGAACGGCAGCCTCGCCCTGCAGGCACCCGACGGCCAGGATGGACAAAGCGAGGGTCTGCTCGACCTCGTCGATGTCGACGCGGTGCACGAACTCGAATCGGTAGACAGTGCGGGGCGTGGTGTTCATGGTGATCTCCGAGGGCGGCAAGGAACCCGGTGCTGCCATAGAGCACCTAACCCGTCGCGGGACGTGTTCACGAGAAATACTGATCAACATCTGATTTCTCGAAGCGATCGCGCACGCTGTTAACCGCGTACTCCAGCGTGGAGCGCGGCGTGCGGAGCTGGCGCGCCGCCTCGCTCACTGACTCGCGCAGCAGCTGATCGCACACGCTGCGCTTCACGGCGTCGAGCTTGCCAACGACAGTCTCGACATCCATGCGGATGCACAGGACGCGAAGATCGTCGGCGGGATCGATCGCGTCGCCGCCGTCGGCGCTGACGGTCGGGCCCGGAACCCGCTTGGCCCGCTTGGCGTCGCGGAGCATCTTGCAAAGCTTGGCGCGGACGACGCTCTCGACAAACGCCTCAGCGTTGCCGCGATTGGGATCAAAGCCGGGCCAGCGGACGACCACCTCCAGCAGGAGATCCTGCTCCAGGTCCTGCTGGCTGCCGGTCGCGGCGTCGCGGATGACGCGGAGGAGTTGCCTGGCTTTGATGCGAACAAGGGACTTGGCGAACTTGAGGGTGGATGGATCGATGGCGCGAGTCGACATGGGCCGGACCTTTCTGGCATGGCCAGAAGGCCCCGGGGAGCGACAGGTCCGGCGAAGAGCTCACCGGGGCGGGATTGGCGTGGAATGCGGTCCTGTCGTTCCCAACTGGCGACTTGTCGATTGCGGCAGGAGATTCAGGTCGCTGGGCCCGCCCCAAAGGGATGTAACCCGCTGAAATCCAGCGGGTTGCGCTCGGACCAACCAGGAAAACAATCTTGAGATTCGTGCGCCAGTGTCATCGACATGTCGATGAGGCCCGCATCCCAGCCCACCCCCAATCTCCCCGTCGCCGCGGTGCGCCAGGCTCACCGGCCCGGCGGGCTAACATCATGCAGTCGCCGAAAGCCATCCACCAAGAAGGGACGGAATCACATGGGCGGAAAGAACCACCAGCCGTGTCGGGACTATTTGACGGAGAGCACGAAGCTGTCGAGGTCCATGTCCCTCGCTCACTCGTCACTCGAACTGGCGAACGTCGCGCTAGAGGACATCCTTCTCGCGGAACTAGCCGGCGGCAAGGGTGCCTTTGATCCCTTCGCTCACCACCTGTCAGTTTCGCTCGACCGACTTGGCGAAGCAGCCGAGGATGTGGTATCGCTTCGCAGAAAGATGGAGGAGCGTCACTTCGCCGATTTGCCCTCCCGCGATGCCATCGACTTTGACGCGCTTGGTGCGAAGTTCGCGGCCAGGGGTGTCGTTGCGGACGCCGCGTGGCGGCAGGTGATCGAGCGGTTGAAGGAGGGAGGGTTCCGAGCCGTTCTTACGGAGATTGAGGCGAGGCTGGCCGTCTTGGCTGAGCTGACGCGCACTCTGACGGAAGGCGTGGCATCGCTCCGCGGCGCCGTCGCGGCGGGCGAGGCCAACGTCGTACTCGAAGAGAACCAACCCGGCAGCATCAAGTTCGCCTTCGCACGCCTGTATACCGCATGGGCTCAGTTCGAGCAGTACTTCCTTGCGAGTTCAATGGCGTCTACCGAGCAGTGGTACGTGTTCATGGGCTACGGCTCGCTCCTTGGGGAGCCGACGTTGCTCCCGCAGTCGAGTCCTCAACCGGCGGCCCTCATCTGATGGCGGAGACTGCTCATGAACGCCATCGCGCTGCCAACGCTTCCGACCGGTAGGGCGGTCACGCCAACAACTGTCTGGCTGAACGTGAACCGCGTCTGCAATCTTCGCTGCGGCTGGTGTTACGCCAAAGGAACGGAGTACCGAGCCGAGGATGAAATGTCGCTGGACTTGGCGAAGCGACTGTTGGGCATGGCGCACGACGTTGGAGTCCGATCGGCGACTCTGATCGGCGGGGAGCCAACCCTTTGGGAACCTTTATTTGAGTTCAATGCCCACGCCCACTCGCTCGACGTTCGAACCACACTGGTGACGAACGCGACTCGGTTCGGCATCGACAAGTTCTGGGCCGAATACAACGAGGCACCGTGCAGCACGATTGGACTCTCTATCAAGGCATTCGACGAGAAGAGCTTCAAGTGCACCACGAACACCTCCGCTTTTGAGACAACCAGGCGAGGGATTCAGCGTGTTCTTTCGCGAAAGGAGAGCCGCGCCAGCGTCGTCTACACCGGCACCAACCCAACAGAGCTGGTGGGCCTCGCCAGGTTCGCCGCGGAGTGCGGCGCAACGAGCCTTGGCATTAGCCCTAGCACACCCACATTCGTCAACGGGAAGGTCGACTTGTTGAACCCGCCTCCCCACCCGTCTCTGTTCATCAAGAACTTTGTTGAGCAATACGACGAGCTAAACGCGATTTTTCATGGGCAAATCAGTGTCGCCACCAAGTACCCGCTCTGTCTCTGGCCACGCGAGTTCATCTTGAAGTTGATCGAGCGTAATCAGGTGACTACGACCTGCCAGTTGCAGCATCGAACAGGGCTTCTGTTTTCCCCGAACGGCACGGCGATCTCCTGCAACAGCCTCCATGATTACGCCATCGGACAACTGGACACGGACTATTCTGACGGCGATTCACTTGCTCGCCACCTGGCAGGCCCCGAGGTATCCCGGTTCTACGACACTATTTCAAGCTACGCGTCAACCAAGTGCACGAGCTGCAAAGTCAAGTCCTACTGTGGCGGAGGGTGCCCCCTGAACTATGGGGCCTTTGATGCCGAAAAGCTGATCCCCGGCTGGGATGGTCCAAGTCCGGTACTTTCAATGGAGGCCAACTGATGTACCCAACTCCGAGACTCAGAACGACGGGTATCCCTCAAGAGCCCCTGATCGGCGTTCGCCCGGTGCGAACGGCGAACGATTCCGACACGAATTGTCAGTGTGCAGATTGCGACACGAACGACTGCGGAACGAACAACCCGTGCGGCGTACAACCGATCAAGCCCGGGACCGAGCCAACGATGCTCGAACACCTCGCATCCCTCAAGGGTTGATCGCGCATCTTGCCGCCCCCGGCACCCTCGCTCGAATAAAAGCATCGGCGCGCCCTGTTTCTTTTGGAGATGGGGGGGTGCCTGAAGAAAGGCACAAAGCGCTACTTTGAGCCCCGGTGTCCGTCATTCGCGTCAGTCAGCCTCGGGGCGGAACAGCGTCGCCCAGCCATTGCCTTCGATCCGGATCGGGTCGCCGGAGATGCCGAAGAAGGCCTGAAGCTTCTCGGCGAGCCGCTCGCGGCGCTTCTGGTTCCTGGGAGATGCCTCCGGGCTCCGCCAATCCAAGGTTCCCCGCCCCTTGGCGAACGCGTAGAGCAAGGCCCACTGGACGTCGGGCTTGCGTGTCCTGGCCACGCCCATGCCCATCGAGGCGAAATCAAAGACCCCGGTCTGAGTTTTGACGGTCACGGACACCGTGTGCGCATCGGTGAATCGGATCCGGACATCCAACCACCGCGCTCCCGCCGGCGTTGCGAACCTCGGTGAGTCGGAACGCACGGCGGCAACCTTGACGTGGCGGGCGGTAAATCCGCCAAGCGAGTCCGCGAGCGATTGCTTGGGCTCGAACACTCCCTCGCCTTGCCACGAGAGCGTCTCGGCGAGCGTGATCCACGCCGACGACCGTCCCTCCACCACGCGGTTGAGTTTTTCGCTTGCGCCGGCCCGCGTAGGCGTGACAAGCACAAACGGCCGCTGCGAGAGCGCCGAGATGTGACCGGCGCTACGGAGCAGCGTCTGCGCGTCCCGGGTTGTCGCGAGGTACACCGGGAACCGCTCGCCCTCGACGGGCACGTAGTCTCCCAGCCACCACAAGCGGTTGCCCATATCGACCGACGAGGGCGTGCCCGCGAGGCCTAGCGCCTTCGCCACGCCCCGGAAGAGCGTGTCCGCATCGAGTTGCCACAGCACAATGTCCTCACGCCGGATCGGCGCGGACTCGCTCGTCTCGGGATCGACCGCGACGATGTCGTCCTCGTCGTGAACGACGACCTTGCGGCCCTCGATGGTGCCCGGCCAAGGCACCGACATTGCCAGCTCATCCATCGGGCGCAGCAGCGGCTGAAGGAATTGCAGGTCGTCTCCCATGTGCTCGCGCCAGACCGACCGCACGCCGGCCCAACCCTGTACCCGCTCAAGCGACTGCCACAAGCGCATGGCCGCCCCCCTTCACAAAGCCTCCGCCGCGCAGGAACGCCTCGATCAGATCTGCGTCGGTGTCGCGCGTGTACGTCGCCTTGTTGCCATGCCGGATAGTGACCGGCCTGGGCTTGCGGCCGTCGGTGAACCGCACCTCGAACGTGGCGGCGCTGAGCAGCGCATCGTCCGGAATCGACTCGCGGGCGTGCTCGAGCGCCAGCAGCACGTCGTCGGCCTTCTCCACCTTGCGGCGGTGGAACGGGCCGCCCACGTACATCGTGAGTTCGACCAGCCGCACCGACGCGAGCCCCATGATGTGCGCGCAGACCAGGCTGCCCCGGCCACGCGCCCGCAGCGGCTCCAGGTCGTAGCGGTCTGGATCGGCGGGGAACATGTCGCCCCGGCCGAAGATGTGCTGGCCGATGAGCTGGCGATACGCGGCGCACTCACCCTTGGTCCCCGCGTTGATGCGCAGCTCCCACGTGCGGCGGTCAAAGACGATTAGCCCGTGGGCCATCGGCCGGTAGCGGACGCACCCGGGCCGCCCCTCGTCAAGGCTTCCCTCGCGGCGATATGGGCCGCCGTGGCGGACGAGGAAGCGGACTTCGTCACCGTGGTCGAAGAAGAGCACCCGCGCCCCCGGGCCGCGGCGGTGGGCCGCGTACCACGCGACGACGCCCGCCTCCAGCGCCGCCAGACGGTCCGGCCCCGGCGTCGCCCACGCGAGCGTCGCGCCGCGCGCAGGGACGAACGTCTCAAACGAGCGCCGGCGCGAGACGGAGATCTCGGTGTGGCAGCGCCGCACCAGGTCTGGGTTCTCGACCCAGACCCGCGCCGCGATGTCCGCAGGCGAGAGGTGGTCGACCGGAAGTTCGAGTCCGGCGGCCTGCGCGGCGGCCAGCAGCGACTCCATGCCCAGCGGCGTGGCCATCTCGTGCATGTGCCAGAGGGCGTCGACCAGCTCGACCGGGAGACCGCCGACGTTGGTCAGCAGCGCGATCTCGACGCGCTCGATGTCGAGGTGCGCCGGGTCGGTCGGCAGCATGACGCCGCTCCCCGCAAGGAACGCGGCGTGCGGCCGCAAGAAGTCGATCAGGACGGCGGGGTCGACTTCCCGCAGCGCGTACGCGCTTGTAAACCGACGAAACGAAAGGCTGCTCATAAATCCGGTCTCCGCCTTCGAGGAAGCCCCGGATTCCACCCGGGGCGGTTGACCCGAGTGTAGACCAAACAACATGCTGAAAAAAGGTATTTGTCAGGGTCCGACAGGTTTACCTCACGCGGTCCACAAAACGCATGATTTACAGCGATTTCGCCACTCTTGACCGGGTGGCGACGACCCCGCACGGGGGTGGCGGCGGGACCGCCTCTTCCCGCTTGATGAGCGTCCGCCAGAGCCGCCGCTGGGAGGCCCATTCCGTGTGCCGGGTGATCGGCCGCAGGTGCCGCTCGGTGATCGCGTCCTTGCCCACATTGGCAGGCTCGAGGAACAGCAGTTCCTCCTGGATGTCCGGGGCGAGGTTGGCGAGATCCATGATCTGGCTCAGCCGCCCGCGCGTGACGTACCCGAGCCGCGCTATCTGCGCGAAGTCCTTCACCTGCCCGCAGCGCACCAGCCCGTCGAACCGGATCGCCAGCGCCATCAGTCTGGCGACGCGGGGGATGCGCGCCGGCCCGGGCGGCGTCAACGCCGGGACCGACCCGACGCGCGCCTGCCGGTTGGCGGTGCGACCGTTGTCAAACTGAACCTTGTACGTGGCGCGGTCGGCATGGGTCATGGCGCGTTCTCCTCGGCGAGGCGGGACATCTCGGGGTGGAAGACCAGCGTGACCTCGCCGGCCTTGCCGTCGAACTCGACGCTCTTGATGACGGATCGAAGAAGCTCGGTCCGCTCGCGCGTGTTGAGCTGGTCCCACAGCGGCCGGAACTCGGCGAAGGCGGCGTCGACCTCGTCGCGGCGGAGTTCATCGCGGACCGCCTCCTGGATCTCGCCCTCGATCTCGCGGACCTGCTCGGCGATCTGGCGCTGGCGTTCGGCCAGGTCCGCGAGGCGGTCGGCGTCGCTCGCGGCACCCGCGCGACGCTCGTCGCTGGCCAACCACCGCAGTTCGCGCTCCAGCGTCGTCTTGCGGTCCTTGAGCTGCTCCATGACCTCGCGGGACTCGGCCCGGGCGCGATCCAAGATCATGCTCACCAGTTCGCGGTCGCGGCCGAGCGCCTGGAGACGGTCGACCACGAAGGACTCGATCTGTTCCGCCGGCACAGATTTGGACGGGCACGCGTGGTAGCCGCTGCTCTGGGCGATGTGGCACACGTAGTAGCGGTAGGTCCGCTTGCCCGACTTGGTCGTGAACGTGTGCGCCATCGGCTTGTCGCAGTTGCAGCAGCGAACAAGCCCCTTGAGCAGGCCGCTGTGAACGTTGCGGACATCGCTGCCCTTGTCGCGGCCGTTGGCCTCGAGGATCGCGGCCGCCCGCTTCCACAGCGCCGGATCGATGATGGCCTCCTGCTCGCCGTCGTAGATCTGGTCGTGGTGCTGGACCTTGCCCAGGTACGACACGCTGGTGAGGATGCGGTGCACGTAGGGGTTGGTGAGCGGGAGCCCGCCGACGCACTTGCCGTCCTTCTGCGTCCAGCCCTTGGTGGTCCAGCCCCGCCGCACCGCCTCAAGCGTGGTCTGGCGCACCGAGCGGGTGTCGACGTAGATCGCGAAGATCTCGCGCACGCGGAACGCCTCGTCGCGGTTGACGACGAGCTTGCCCGCCACCAGGTCGTAGCCCAGGATGGGCTTGCCGCCGAACCACTTCCCCTTCTTGCGGGTGGCCGCGATCTTGTCGCGGGTGCGCTCGGAGATGATCTCCCGCTCGAACTGCGCGAACGAGAGCAGGATGTTCAGCGTGAGCCGACCCATCGACTGCGTGGTGTTGAACTGCTGAGTGACCGAGACGAACGAGATCTTCTTGCGGTCAAAGACCTCCATCATGCGCGCGAAGTCCATCAGCGACCGGCTGAGGCGGTCCACCTTGTAGACCACGACGCAGTCCACCTTACCCGCGTCAATGTCAGCCATGAGCCGCTGCACCGCGGGGCGTTCCATGTTGCCGCCCGTGTAGCCGCCGTCGTCGTATTTGTCGGGGAGGCATACCCACCCCTCGGCCTTCTGGCTGGCGATGTACGCCTCGCCGCTCTCGCGCTGGGCGTCGAGCGAGTTAAACTCCTGTTCCAAGCCCTCCTCGCTGCTCTTGCGGGTGTAGATGGCGCAGCGGATAAGCGGGTTCTTGCGGGGCTGCTCGCCGCTCGTGTACCTGCGGGATGACATCGAGAACGTACTCATGCCTGGGCCACCTCCGCGTGGCGGGTCCCGCCAACGGCCGTGCCCAGCGACTCGGCAAAGAACTTCATGCCGTTCCAGTGCGTGCCGGTAATCGCGTTAGCGACCGCCGAGAGCGACCGGTAGACCTTGCCCTCGTACTCGAACCCGCGCGGCAGGACGATCACGGCGATCATGCGGCCCTTGTACTCCCTCCACAGCGTCGTGCCGGGCATGGGCTCGATGCTCTTGCGGGGCATGCGGATCGACACGATCGGCGGCGCTGCGTGGCTCGCTGGGCCGATCGCGACAGGCCCCGCTCCGGCCGGGGCCTGGAGCCGAAGGTCGGCATCGTCGGCCAGCGCAATCGCCCGCTGGCGGGCGCGCTCTGAGAGGTCACCCTCCGCGTCGGCCTGCAACCGCCAGCAAATCCGCTTGATCAGGTACGGTCGGTTGTTGCAGCGCGTGGCCTCGCCGAAGACCTCCGCGTACTTGGCGCGGAGCTGCGGCGTGGTGAGCGTTCCGAGTCGTTTGAGTTCCGCGTAGATGTTCATCGCCATGACTGGTCTCCGTCGTTCCCGCCCGCAACATGCCGCGCGGCCGTGTCGGTTGGAAGCGGACGATCAGTGCGATCATGTTCCGCACAGTCAAGTCGAGACTTCTCGGGTTGTTGATGTTCCACGGGCGCGATGCTGGCGGCGCGTACGGCCCGCGCGCCGGCCCGAACCCGCTGGCGGTGCCAGCGATGCACGGCGGTCGCGAGCGTGGCGATGACGATCTCGCGCCGCTGGGCGGCGGAGTCCAGAGGGTCTTGCTGGGACACGAACGGCTCCTTCGCGGGTCAACAGCAACCCGCCATAGAGCACCTAACCCGTTGGAGGGTGATTTCACGGAACCGCGACCGAAATCAACCGCTGCTGAGCACCCATGAACACCACTGCTGCCTCCGGCATGTCACAGCAGCACGGTCACGGAGTCATCTTCTGGAGGACGTCACCCGCCGCTCAAAGGAGACAGCCATGGCACTGCAACACCAACTACGACGTTTTGAAGGACAACTGCGCGGGACGCCGCGTGGCCGAATCAAATGGCTCGACGAGGGCAATCTGGTCAGTAGCACACTTCCTCTACAGCGCATCCTCGAGAACTCTGTGTACTACCCCGCGTGCGGGTCCGACTTCCGGCCAATCAGCCACCTGCATCGCCACTTCCAGAGTTTCGTGTACGCGGATTACGGCTTTACTGCCAGCCAGGTCATGGAGTCGCTCGAATCGCTCGCTGGCTTTACGGTGGTCAATTGTCGCGACATCGCCGAAGCGGAACTGGTGCCCGCTGGGTGGCAGATGCCCGAACGCCAGGCCCGCGATCCCGACCTTAGTGACTTCCTCGCTCGCTTCACCAAACCGTTCTTCGGCCTCTGGGTTGTGCTTGCCAACTCCTTGGGCAAGCGAGTGAGCCTGCTGTACCTCGGCAAGGACGGCGTTGCAGTGTACCAATCGCTCTACGTGCGCTTGAACGCCCTCCCCGGCGTGATCGCCTTGATTCAACCTGGCCACGCATTTGGGGGGAACTGGACCAATTTCTACGACCAAAGGGGACCCCTCGGACAAAGTGTGTGCCAGCATGCGATCGGATCACCCGAGTTTCTCCTCCACGGTGGAATCGGAGACCCCGCGTCCTATGGCACCGCATGCTGGACCGAGTACCGGAAACTCGTTTCACCTTTGGAGCCGGGGCTCAATCTCTGGCGCAAAGCCGACCAATAACAGGGCACACAGTCACGTGGCCGGAATCCCCTTGGGCGACTCTCTCGATCAGTTCGAGGGGATATTCGGCAAGAGCGCATGCTCGAGTTCATGACAGCGGCTAAGCACTCGGCGGCGATCTGCGTTCTCTGTCGGGTCGATTGATCGCGAGATCAACCGCCTGAGTCCCCGGACGGCGCCTTTGACTAAAGCAGCATCTACACCGTCGCTGCGAGCGTTCTCGTCGCCCACGACTTCCGTCTCAGCACCATCAATCGCGTCCTTCAAAGGCTTCAGCACGGCTTGTACTAGCCCCGCATTACCCCTGTAGTCGGTCACGCACGTGTTGAGACCTTCAACCGCGCGTTTCGCTTGCCGTAACGCGGTGCCGCTTGTTGATTCACGCAAGCTACGCACGGCGCGGCAGAGAATGCGTTGGATGACTTCAGGCTCTTCGATGACAGCCAGAGCGTCAAGTGAAGTCGAATCGTGGGACGCAGCCGCCCTGCCCGAATGCGAGATAGCACGATCCGCTGCGTCAACCCGAACAAGCAACGGCTGAATGGACTCCGGTTTCAGCACGTCCGATGCCCTCGCATGGAGCATATCTCGCACCGCTTGTAGTAACTTTGGCTCTTTGCGGGCTTCCGCTTGCTCGATAAGCGAGAGCATTGCCTTGCAAAGCAAGCGGTCGATTTGACCCGGGTACGCTTTGGTTGTCAGATCATCACAGATTCGCGAAAGCACGGCAAAGTGTTCTCGCAAGCCAGCATAGTTCTTCCCAATCGCGTGGAGATCGAGTTTGGAAGCGACCCATCCAAGCCGTTCCTCGTTCCCGCGCGACAAGTATCCTTGATGAAGACCGGCTGAGATCTCCCTGCTCAACTCGAACGCGGCCTCCTCGCCCTTGTCAAGCAACTCCATGCACTCGATCAAGCCGGCATCGGGCGGCTGCTCCTGAGGCGGCTCGGGCGGGCGATGCCCGGTCTCGGCTTTGATGAACAATCGCAGACGCTCTGCCGCGGCATTAGCGTCCGGGCGATCTTCCGGACATGGTGCCACACACTCTCGGATGAGCTCTCGAATCGTCTCGGGGAATCTCCAGGCGGGGGGCCCTTCGCCACTGAGCATCCATTCCTGCATGGATGTGGCGTTGTGAGGGAGCTGCGCAAGGTCAGTCCCTGGGGTCGCTTGGGAGCGACGCATTGATGGCCTTGACCCGGCGAGTCTAAGCATCAGCACGCCCCACGAGAACATGTCGGACTTGTCAGAGGCGTCTTGCCCTTTGATGACCTCTGGGGCCGCGTACCCCGGAGATTGGCCCCAGATCGACTGCCCCGTCCCTTGATGCCCCCTAGTGCCCGACGACAAACCGAAGTCAGTGAGTTTGACGTGCCGATTGTCGCGACGCACGAGGACGTTTCCCGCCGTCAGATCCAGATGAAGGATGTTATAGCGATGCACGATGCGGAGGGCATCCAGGATGTGCAGCCCGATGAGGGCCGGATGCCGCCAAGCGATCTGGAAGCCACCACTCCAGAGATCGTCCCACTCTTGTTCGATCACCGTGTCCAGAGGACGCCCGTGCACCCACTCGGTGATCAAGCCCACGTGTGGTCCCTGATTCCGTAGTGCCTTGAACTCAACGATGAGCGGGTGCTTCGGGCATTTTGCCCACTGCATGCACTCGTTCAGGGCCTGCCTCACGAGATTCCGGTCACGCTCGCGAGCCTCAAATACGCCGGGCCGGTGCTCGGCGAGACGAAACAATCTCGGAACCTTGATCGCGACGTCGTACCCGCCTTCGCGCGCAGGCCAGTGAGCCCTGTACACGTCTGCGCACCCGCCCGCCCCGGCGAACTCGCGGATGGTGAACTCTTCATCAAAGACGCGATCGCCGGGCTTCCACATCATCGGGCTTACTCCGATTCACTCATCAACGGCGTGAGCGTCACTGGAACTCGGCCAGCACGACCGGGATCCAGTCGGCATCTCGCTGGATCCATTTCGCGTTGGTCAGTTGTTTATTCAGCGCGTCCGCCCGCTGCTTGATCATCTTCTCGGGCTGGTCATACGCCATGAAACCATCATCGTCTCCAGTAAATTCTGCCATCAGTTCGCCATAGGTGGGTTCGAGGCTCTCCACCATCGCTCGCACCGCTCGACTGCGATTTGCACGGGGGTTTTGGCTCGTGTCAACCCGAAGGGTCGGATCCTGCCATGCCTGGCGCTGTTTCTCGGGACAATCCAGCAGTGCCTCCACGACGGCCTCGCGAAACGACGAAACTACACTGCGCTGCCAATCGTCACCGGCTATTGCATCCGGCGGGTTTTGCAACAGTGCGTCGACATTTGAATCGTCCAGTGGGCCAATACGCGGTACGCGGCCCAGTTTTTTCCAGTGATCGCGGATGCAATTGCGAACCGTTTCCCCGATGAAATCTCCGGTCATCGGGGCCGGGTGGGTGGGAAGTCCCCCTTTCTGGAAGCGTGACCACAGCTTTCGTGACACTGTTTGGCACACGTCCTCGCGTGCTTGAGGAGAGAGATCGGCCACCTGTCCACGAAGTGTGTTCTCAATCCGCTTGACGGTGAGCCGCCAGATGTACTGGACACTCCGATCACCACGCAAGTGTGCGGCGACAGCGGGCCAATAGCGCTGAAACGCGTCTTCCTCAGTGATCTGCTTGTCCCGAACGAGTTGAGAGATGATGGTCGAAGTGCTGCCATCGTCCTCTTCGGCGAGCGTCCCCCGCATCGTCACCTTGAAGTCGTGCGTCGTCGTGCCGTCGGGCCCTGTTACACGAATGGTGTGCTCTTCCCGATACTCGCCAGGGGCCTGCTCACCCAAGTAGATGTCCAGTTGTGTTGCAGGATTGGCCCTGGCCTCAGGGGAGGTCGCGTAACTGAAGAACTTGGTCCGCGGGCCGAGCAACTCGATCGGGAGGTCCAGGCCATTGCTCGTCGCCGTGAACGATCGCCGTGGATAGCCACGTTTGGCGTGCTGCCTGCCAAAGTCGACCATTTCGCCGCTGCGCATCTCGTAGCTCATTTGACCACGGGGCCCACTGACTTCGATTCTGATTTGAGCATTGGCCACGGGCATGTCTCCAGATTCAGGACAAGGGTATACCCCCCCCCGAAGCAAATGGCGGACATCTGACTCGGGGGGTGCGGACTTCACGCACTTCTTCTTTGGCCATGTCACAGGCCCATGGTCGGGCAGTCCTTTGAGGCGGAGACCCGGTTTGTACCCGGCTCCCCCGACCTCATGAAGGAGCCCGCGATGATCGACCCCACTCTGCTCGCCCCGTTCGCCTCGCTCGCCACCGCCAATGACTCCGCCAAGGAGATCGCCTGCGAGTTCATCCGCCGCGTCAGCGATCGCCTGGGCGTACTGCCCTCTCGCGCGACAAAACGCGGCGGGGCCTATTACGCGGAACCCGCCCCGTTCTGCACCATGCTCTGGGCTACGGCCGGACGCTCCGCCGTGAACGTCGCCATCGCCTTCAAGGCGACTCCCCAAGAGCTGGGCGATCTGCCGCTCAAGCCTGTGGCCTACCAGCGCGGCGTCTACTCGTACCTGAACATCCGCCGGCTGGAGGACGTGTCGATCGCTCTCGTCGCCGCCGAACGTGCGTGGGAGCACATGCAGACCCAGATCGCTGGCGTCTGAGACCCTCGCCGCAGACGAGATGCAGTGTCACTAAATGCAGAAGCTGAGTCTTTAGCTGTGTAGAGCAACTGGATCTTCGCCCGTAGCAGGATCCGCCACCCCAAACGAAAGGAATGCGATGAACGACTACGACCGCTCCCCTCCGTGCCACGTCTGTCGCAGCACCCAGCCCCGGGGGTGTGGCTTCTGCTGCGAATCGTGCCACGCCTCGTACATGTCCCAGCAGCATGACCGCTGGAATCAGCCGGGTACCGCGACGAGTTCCCGCGCGGAAGAACAAGACCTGTTCAAGCGGTGGGGGCTTTCGTCGCGAGTGTCGGCATTCGCACACGCCCAGCCGCGCGCAGCACGCCCGGACCCGCGCCTCGAGGGGGACGAGCAGGGCTGGTGGTCAAACGGTGTAAGGGCGATGGAGGAGTCGGAGTGATTGACGTCGTCTGCCCGGAGCGACTCTGTCCGCCGCGCAATCACCACGACCAAAGGGACTTTCAATGACCCCACATGACATTCAGCGAGCCCTGAAGCTGGTCGCTCTCTTGCTTGACGGTGCTGAAGCCGATCCAGTGTTCCGCGCGGATCTGCCTCTCGCTGCAGCCAAGATTAAGTACCTGGCGCGCCTCTTGCCCGACCACAGTTGGGCAAGAAGCGATCTCATCTCCGAGGTAAGGCTGCTGAAGGCGCGATGGGTGAAGCTCTACTTCGGTGAAGAGATTGCAAGCACTCAACCCAGTACTGAGTTGCCTACCAACGTCCGAAGCGTGGATCGCCGACGAGGCACGTCGTGGACAACTGAGGAAGAGAAGCGTTGCCTGACTCTTCTGGATTCAGACGTGGGGATGTTCTTGTTCCTCACGTTCGGTCGCGTGATCGCTGAGGCGCGGGGAGAGGATGGCAAGTGGCGCATTGCGCTCTCTAAGGAGCTGGTTTTCGACGCCGAATCGCTGCGCGGACCAGGAAACACCCTGCACGAACGGGCCCGTGCGATCGCGACCGAGGCTGTGTTGATCCGCGCTCAAACCGGCTTGCCGAGACGGGAGATCGCCAGCCTGGCAGAGAAGATCGCGCCGGCGACATTCGAGCTCTTCGCGACCGACGGGGAACCCGGAAACGTCATCGAGAACATCGCCGACAGGTTAGCAAGAGAGAACTCTCTGGTGGAGGGCCCTTCAGGGCCAGAGAGAGAGGTCATGTTCACGCTGACGCCAAGAGGAATCGAACGCTCAAGGGCTGCTCTTGCCGCATGGCAGATCGCGCGGATCGTCGCTCGCGGATTGAAGACCTCGGATCAACAGATAGATGATGACATTCCGTTCTGACATGTCAGCGGTGGATCGGTGGCTGGAGCAACGAAGAGGACGAGGAATCAGCCTGTGCGATCGAAGCCGGTCAGAAGTGCCGCATTGATCAAGGAGCAACGAATGAAAAGGCGCAAGGCGAAAACCACGACGCGTAAGCACTGCAAGAAGAAGGCGAAGAGCGGTCGCAAGAGTCACCCTGATCCGGCACGCGAGGCCGAGATCGCCTTGGCACTGTTGAAGCAGTCCCCGGTGCTCTACGGGCTGGTGAGCAACTCTGAGCAGCCGATTGGCTCCGTTCTGGACCTTCTTGTGGCGTCGGTCGGCCGCCCCTGGGCGGATGTGCGCCGCAAGTTGGCCGCGATGCTGAAGTCTGCCACGTCTTCAAGTCAGGACGCACAGCTCACGGCCGACGCGGTGGCCGGCGAGTTCGTCAACCTGGCGCCGGTCATGCGGAACATGGTCCCCTATTGGAAGATCGATGGTCGCTTGATGAAGCCGTGGCCGTGCTTCGTGCAGCTCTATGTGGACCCCAACAGCGGCCTGCTCTGCAGGTATGAGGAAGAGATCTAAAACCACTTCGAAGGAGATACGACATGAAGCTGTTTCTTGGACTCATTGCTCTTGTCTGCGCGATCGTTCTGGGTGTCGGGGTGTGGATCGGCCCGGAGAAGCTGGGCGTGTACAACAGCGTTGTCCACTCGGACGTGGTCGCCGCGATCGACAATCGCCTCGGGGACGTCCGAATCCGCAAAGCCGAGGCCCACCAGCGGGTCGTTTCCCTCTCCCAGGCCGTTGAGCACTTGCGGGAGGGCCAGATAGCGAGCGAAGTGAAGGCGGAACAGCTCGCCAAGCGTGCCGACCGCGTCGCGTCGCTCCAGGCCCGCGTCGAAAGCTCGCTCAAACGCCTTCGCGAACTCATTTCCGCCAATGCCGAGGCCAGCCTTGGGGGCAAGACCTACTCGCCCCAGCAGCTCAACGAACTCGGCGAGCGCGTTGCGACGGCCGCGGAAGCTGTTCGCGGCCAGCGTGCCGCCCTTGAGCAGGCCCAGCGAATGCTCGTCGAGACTTCACGCACTCTGCAGGGTCGCTGGGAGCAGGGCCGCACGGCCCTCGGATCACTGCAGGACCAACTGACGTTGGTCGATTCGAAGATCGAGGCGCTCGGGTATCTCCGCGACGCCGCCACTGTGGCCGGGGCTACCGACGGCAGCTTGGCGGGCCAGTTCAAGAAAGTCCAGAATGATCTGGACACCCTGTACGCCAAGGTCGAGACCGGCCTGCGCATCGAGGAGGACCGCTGGAAGAGCGACCCACTCACGGGCACGCCCAACATCGATCCGCTCCTCAAGGAACTCTGGACGACCGAGAGCACGTTGGCCCGCATTGACGCTCTTCTCGGCCAGGGTGCGACCAAGGGCGGAGCGAGTGAGGGAGGTGCGCCATGA